GATTGCAATTTCAGCGGCTTTGTTTTGCGGTATGTTTTTAAGATCAGCAACTTTACCAATAGCTTTACCAAGCAAAGGCGCAACAACGCGCCCGCCAGCTTCGTAAGTTGCGCCTTCAAGGATATTTTTAGTAGGCTCTACTGCGATCGCTGCGCCTTTGCGCGGCTCTTTACCGCCTAAATAAACGTCACCTAACTCAAGCGTTTCTTTAGCAAGACCATAACCTAGACCCGCACCACCTACAACACCAGGAGGGCCAAACGGCGCTCCTAGCAAAGCACCGCCTGCGGCCCCTAGCGCCTCAATCGTTGGTGCGACGTAAGGTCTAATACTTTGATACATGCGCTGCCCTGCGGTCAACTCTTGACGAGGTGCCGTGGGCATACCTTCGTTGCGAGGTTCGGGCGTAGGTGTAGGCGCAGGAGTGGCGAACAGGCGTTGCGCTTGCGCGATAACTTCTTCATCGCTAGCACCTGCTGGACCTTTAATCTCTCGTATATTGCCTTGAGGATCGCGTACCTTGTAGATTTGATCGGCCATGATTACCTCACGACGGACCAGCCGCCAGTTGATTTTGCACCGCTAGGCGCAGGCGCAGCCTCTTGTTGCGTACGGTACTCATACGTTGAATCATAAGCCTCACGTACACGCGATTTTGACGTACGAATCTCTTGAATTAACTCATTGATGTTATTTCTAACATCCTTAATGTTTTGCGTTCTGTCAAGACCGCCAACAATTGACTTCTCAAGACGACGACCTTCTTCATTAGACACGTTACCAAGCGCACCGCCTGTTTTAGACGCTTCGCGCATATCCTGCAACGCCTGAAAGCCGCCCTTAGCAAATATCTTATCGTACAGCGCCTGCGCTCGGCTACCTGCTTGGCTTACGCTTGGCGTGCGGCCATAAATTGGCCCTGTAATTTGATTCAAACCTGGATCATCTCGAAGACGCTCCAAGTCTTTAATAAACAAATCAGATTTGCTCTCAAACCCTTTGACAGCTTGTGTGGCCTGCGGAAATACTGCTTCACGTTTTTGAATGTCTTTGTTCGACAATCCAGGCGCTGCTGGACCACCAGGGATAGGCTCAAGATCGCCCGACGGCGTAAAGCGATACCCTGAAGGAGGCTTAGGTGCGTCAGATTCTTTTGGTGCTTTTGTTGGGCCTAAACCCATTATTTGAACTGTAGCGGGCGTAAACGGTGTTTGACCGGCAGCTTGTTCACGAGTGCGTAAAACTGGCTTACCGTTTTCGAGCACCGGTACAAGCGGTTGCGGTGGTGGGGGCGTGCGTTGAGCGCTTTGGAACGCTTGATAACCTTCTTGTGTGGCTGGATAGCCAAGTGCCATCATTGTGCGAAGCGTCTCAGGCGGTAGTTCAGCACGCAACTGGTTCTCAATCTGCATTCTAAGCATCACCGCGTCAGGTTTGCCAGCCTCACCTAGTTGGCTGACTCGTCGATACCTGTTCATTAACTCTTGCGTTTGCGGGCTTACTGTGGGTGCGGCAGCAGCCCTCGGCGCTACCAAAGCATTAGCAGGCGGTGTCTCAGCCGTTGCAGCGGCAGGCGCTAATGCGTTAGCAGGCGCAGGTGCGCCTTCTATATCGCGTCGGTATTGCTCGTAATTTTTTTGGTTCTGTAATTTCTCAAGTATCGCCATACCAGACTGAACAAACTGAGGTCTGCCGGTGCTAACCATAGCTTGCGCGGCTGCTTCTAAGTCTGGTGGCCCACCTTTAGCGGTAATGACCGATCGAATCTGTGACAGCGCCTCGCGCTCTTGCATCAGTTCATCCATCTTAAGCGCGTTCAGTTGCGCCGCAGACGCTTTGCTGTACTGGTCAAGCGGGTCTTGTAACTGAAGACCTCGGTAAGACAACGCGATGTTCGGGTCAACAAGAGCCATGATTAGCCTCCATAGTAGGTGTAGCCACCATAACTGTAGTCAGTAATAGGCGCGGCTTCTGCTGCTGGTTGCGGGCGCATAGCATTCAAAAAGTTCTGACCTTGCTGATAATTCAAATAAGTACCTAATGCACCCGTCAACGCGTTAGCGCCGCCCATATATCCTGACGCTCGCGCCTGCCCCGCAGCGCCTAACGCTTGGCCGACGTTGCTCGCCATCGTCTGCCCTGCCTGACCTAGCTGGTTTGTTGCCGTTTGGCCTACGCCTGCTAGCGACTGTAATGGGTTCAGACGCGCATTACGCTCGGCTTGATACCGATTAAAGGCGTTCATGTACTCCTGTGACGCTAAATCCTGACCGTAGCGTTGAGCACCTCTTAACATGCCACCTGACAGCAAGCCACCACGCGCCGCTGCCGAGCGCTCTAGCGCCTTCATGCCTTCGCTCATACGGAAGGCGTAGCCTGGGTCTTGCTGAAACTGATCCATACCGAACGGCGTGTATTCGGTTGCCAACGGCGTGAGTTTGTTAAGCGCCGTAATGCCCGCCTGACGCCAAGGCTCTTGCAGTTCAACTTGACGCTCAAACTGCTGCATCTGCAAGTCAGCAGCGCGATTAGCAGCGTCAGCTTGTGTGCTGGCAGCTTTCTTAGATGCGCTAGAACCTAGTAACGCGCTACCAATAATTGCGGCTGGTATCATCCATGCGGCCATAATTGTTCCCCTTAAGTCACTTCGCGCCCACTGACGCGCATGTTGATGGCGCTAGCCGTACCAGCAATCGTGCTGATGAAATCGCCTGCGCCCAGCACCTGTCCGACCAACTCAGGAAACGTATAGACCTCAGACGCCTGTAGCGTCTTGGTCTTCGTAATCAAGTTAGTGTTACCCGCTGATCCTGCTGCTGTGACAAGATTGACGCTAATCGTTGCAGCGCTGGCGCTGTAATTGGTCGCCGTAAACTTGTCAATAATAGCCGTCACACCGGTCGCGGTGTACTGCGTAGTTTGCGTTGATTCGACCGTTTTGGCCGGAACAAGCACTTTAACGGTAACTGCCATGATTACTCCAATTGCAACGCGTTGTTTGAGTCGTACTGCGTCATCACCCAGTTTGTGCCGTTAGAGACCAAAGTGGCGTTAGCACCAGCAACTGCTTCTAAGATAGCTGTTGTCGCAGCACCCCCTGATAAAGGTACAACATTACTTGACGCTGATACTAAAGTTTGGGGTTGATAATTTAAGAAGTATAAAACACGTCCAGTAAATAGCGAAGGCGTAGGAAGTGTAACCGTACACGAAGATCCTGACTTGTTATTAATTAGCCATACTTCGCCAAGAAGCACTGAAAAATCGGCTGTTTTAGTGACAGGCGCAGGATATAAAGCATTAATGTAGGAAAAAATTGCCGCTGTATCAAAAACTGGTAAGGTCTGTACTTCTTGTCGCAGTGCGTCAATTTGCTGTTGCAGTGAACCAAAGTCATTAGGCGGCTGTGTGTGCACCTCTTGACCGAGCGTCTGAAGCGCAGCGTCATACGAGGCGATAAGCGACTCCAACCCTAAGTTAGAAACACTATCGTTAACAACTGTATCAGCGGTGCGATACAACGACAAAAAGAACTGATACCAGGCGCGGTCGATCAAACCCGTACGTGCGTCGATGAACGGCACACGCGGGGGCGTGATCGGCGTCGGGGTGGCGCTAGGACTAGGCATTGGTGGGGCTGATCAAAAGTTCTGCGCCCATCAGCGCTGTTTTCACAGGGTCCGTCATCGACAACTCGTACACCCGATCGCGCAACTGTAGCGTCATACCCAGCCTACGGAACCATACGCGACGGTAGAACTCGCCGATCTTGCCAATCGATGCTGTGCGATAGTTGGACCATGTATGCCCGCCATCGTCTGACCAGCGCAGCATGACCTCGGGGTCAGCGCCTTGTACGCCCGCGATTTCTTCTTCAATGAAGTATGCGCCGTCTTCAGACACTAAAAAGTAGTCGTTAGTCTCAATAATGTCTGTTGTTAGGTAAATCGACTCTACAGACGTGTCTTCGTCGATCAACGAATCGCCACCCTCAGACAACAAGAAATAATTAATAGGTTCCGTGACATCCGTGGTCAGGTAACTGTCTTGCAAAGGTATGCCGTTCAGACCAACGCCTGACTCGATGTCGATCTGCATCGAATGCTGCGCGGTGCGCTTAAGATTGTTCTGTCCGGTGGGCAGCGCCCGCCACGACCGCAGCCATTTTTGCGTCTGACCGTTATCAGCATAAGTATTCAAGTCAAACGCGTAAATGTTGCCGTTTTGATAGTCGCCAACGACAATTTTATGGTTGAACGCCATCTGGCAATTGCTGCGGTGCCGCGTAAACAATCCGTTATCCCAACCGGCACGTTCATGCCAAGCGCCTGTAGCGACATCGTAGACCCAAGTTGCGTTGCCACTAGGGAACGTTAAGACGTAAAAACTATGGCCGTCTTGCTGATAGGTGTAAGCGATCGCGTCGGTTAGCGTGCTGTACTGCTGGATCTGCCATTCGACGGCGTGCGTACTGATGCGCTGGCCGGTGTAACCGTTAGCGCGATAGACAATACCTTGCCCACGAGCGTCTGCGCCGAGCCAAAACAGCCCGTTATCCATCTTGGCAATCGTGTACGCAGAGATGCACCCGATCTCATTAAACGCGCCTTGGATGCGCTGAAGCGGAAAGTCAGACGACCCTGTGTCGTACCAGACCTCAACCGTCCCTGTACCGTAGACCCATACTTCGCGGTGATCGACGATAAGGCCCACCACGCCATCAGGTGAGCCTTCTGCGCTAGCAAAGTCAAGCGGGTCAATGGACGTGCCATCAAGCAGTTGCGTGACCCAGATGCGCTGGCTATTAGGCTCGTTAAAGACAAAATAACCATCAAGGTAGCCAACCGTCACTGCACCAGGAAAATCTACATCAAAGATCTGCGAAAACGCATTAGTAACGTTGTTATAAATGTAGCTTGGCCCGTTAGCCGCAATAAAAACTTGCGTGCCGTTATCAGCAATACTTACTGGTCCTGCGCCTGCTATTGTGCCAATCAGCGTCGGTGTGTAGTTGGTCGTAATTTTGTATAGCGAATTACCCGATACTACAAACGCAACCCTGCTGTCAGACGAAAAGGTCCATAACCCTCTAATCGGTCCTGTACCTATGGTTGCAAGTTTTAACAGCCCAGGACAGCGCTGAAGAAACGCGGGTTCTTTGCCGCCTTCGGGCACAACTTCCGGAAACAAATTGACCATCCTCGCATCGGCTGCGTTGACGGACCGTGCAACGTAGGACGAGCCTAGGATTGGCGTTTTCATTAGAAGTTGTTAGCGTAGATGTTGTACCGTTGACGCGTTGCAACAATCGGGTATGGGATAGCCATAAGATCGCCGGGGAAGTTGATACGCTTGATGTTGCGCTTGCTTGTCATCGCAATACGCTGCACTTGAGGCGATGGCTCAACACCAAACTCAGGTGCTAACTCACAGGCTAAGTTGTAGCGAAACGCACGCAGATAGCCTGGCGGGAAATAAATATCTGTAGCAACGCTTGATACTTCATCAAGCGTCTGCACTGAGATGATGTGCCACTCTAGCGCTTTAATGGGCACAGGGTAGACATACATTTCGATGTTCGGAAACGTGTTGTTGACCCACAGAACTTGCGGATACGTCGATGTTACCGTCTTAAACGCGATGCCATCGTACTGCTGCTGGTTGATCAACTTAACGCCAAACGATAGTCCAGAGGAAGGATCTTTAAAGTACGTGGCGTCGTCGATCTCAATAGGACGATTACCCACAAAGTCGCCCGTTGGACCTAACGTGCGCGAAAGGACGTTAGCAGGCCAAGTGAACACTTGATCTTGCGTACTGAACACTGACAGGCGTTCGGTGTCCCAAGACTGAATCATCTGGTTCATCGCCATGATGGAGTCTTGCATAACAGCCGCAGAAGGTGTTTCACCTTCCGCTAATACGCCAAGGAGTCTAAGCGACCCGTCAATGAGTTCAGCAGCAGTGGTCATAGTTCGGCCTCCTGAGTCCTACGACTGCGACGACGAGGTTGAAGTTCATTAACAGGCTCAAGTTCGTCTGGCGCAGCATCAACAGTCAAGTTGTTGGGGTCGTAATCTTCCCAACCGTTCTCTCTGTCACGGTCAGCTTCCATGTCAGATGTTGCAACTTTAGCACCATGCGAGGTGTGGCGGAGGTAGATGACGGCCATAGTTTAATTGGGGGCCGAAGCCCCCTTCCTTACACGCAGTGGATAAGAGCAAAATTAATAACAACTGCTTCAGACAGCGATCCACCCGAAATGTTGCGTACTGTAATAGACGCCGACCCAGCACTTAAACCAGATACCCAGCAGTTATACGCGCCCGCAGTAGCGCCGCCGCTTACGTTCAAAATCAAAATGTCGTTTACAGAAATAAACGAGTTGTTCAACGTAAAGGTTACGTTGGTTACGCTCGCCAAAGCTGCGTTGTTCATCGTGATTTGACCGGCAGGCTTGTTCAGCGTTACGGCTGTAGACTTGCTAGTAGCTTGAGTTACCGTACCTTGCGCGGCTGCTGTATAACCAAACTGCTCATCGGACAGCACGTACTGTGCGCCGATAATGTCTTGGTCTGTGTAAGCAACGCCAATAGGCTTAGTGTTTGACATAGCTAATCCTTTTAAAAATAGGGGGCGAACCCCCTATCAATTACGCAATACGATAAGCCGTCCAAGTACCGGTACCGGTCTTGCGTGCTAGCCACTGCGAAGACGTGTTAGCCGATACCGCAGCGGTACCAACAATCGTCCAGCCCGTACCTGCGGTTACGGTCACAGCGTCAGCACCATCAATGTTGACGACTGCAAACGTGAACGCAGCGTTGACCTTAGCTGCCGAAGAAATTTCATCTTCGAGCAACGCAACAGTCGGCAACGTCATAGCACCAGCGGTGCCATCAAACGTAAACAGACCATTAGCCAGTTGCGCGGCGGTGACCGTTGCTGCGCCGGTTAGCGCAGTGGGTGCACCCTGGACAAACAACAAAGCCTCGCCGGTATTACCGTCGTTGTACTGATAGCCACCAGCACCGTTAGGAATTGCCATGATAGATCCTTTCAAAAAATAATTTGGTAGGGGGCCGAAGCCCCCTTATCGATTAGCCCCAGAGACGAACGCCCATTTGAGGACGGATCACGCTGTAGCCGTACAGCACGTCAATACGGCAGGGCATACGGTCGTTGTTGATGTCGTACTGACGAACAATACGCATCGAAATACCGTTATGAACCTGACGCGACGCCATGTCAACGCCTTGCGGCATCATCAGATCGGCGGTAGCGAACGTGATTGCATCTTTGTGGTAGACCAAGTTTTGTGGGTACTGCGATGAAGCTGCACCGACAAACGTTACGGCCTTGCTAGTAGCGGGGAGGCTATCTACGGTAGCTAAAGCGTTAGCTGCCGAATAGATAGGAGCAACAGTGATGTTACCCGCGCCAGAGCCGTTGAGCGTGACGTCAACCGTTGCAACGAACTGGAACAGCGATCCAGTGGACTCGCGTGTCTGTGGGTTAACTGCATAGCAGTCAGCCACGGTAAACACATCGCCAGCCTTAACCGTCGCGCTAGCACCAGCGCCTGTGATGGCGATAGTGGTTGCGCCTTCGCTTGTCACAGCAGCCGAAGTCGTGCCGCCGGTCGCTGTACGCGAGCCA